GAATACTTAATGCCGGATATTTGGCTGCTTGCATAAGAGATGATTATGCTTACACAAGGCAGCAGATCACGATAACAACACCGATATGGCTTCCACCTTTTCAGGCTGATGTTTCGATGCTTGGCGGCATAGGTGATGCTATACAGAAAATTAATACATCTTATCCTGATTATCTTACAGAAGACAAGATTCTTGAGATGACAGGAATTTAAGATAGGAGGCTTATGGAAACAAAATTCAGCACAGGGGATGCAGTTCTTATCCCGGCAACAATAAGAAACGCATCGGAAAAGGATGGTCAAATCTTTTATCAAGTCGATGCGGACATATGGGAAGGAATTCCTGAAGGCTCAATTGTAAAAAATGAAAAGGCAGAAGCTGCTATTGCAATGAAAGCTTTTGCTGATTCATTTTCAGAAAAATGGCGATAAGAGCATAGCTCTTTTTCGTGGCATGACAGTGGTTGCAAACGCTGAGAGAGTTGTCCGCCAGCTCTCTTTTATCATGCCTTAAAATGGCGAGGGAAGGCGGTGAATTATGGCAGCTGATGTTGTTCCGGTTCTTAATGAAAAGATACAGACATCTTTTCAATCGAACATGATGAGGGACAGACGGATTGCTCAGATAAGCAAAAGGATAAGAGATGGGACAGCGACATTTGTTGATGGCCATGATTATGCGGAGAGGCTTGGAGAAAGTCTCTCCAAAGCTTTGATAAGCAATCTGAATGAAGAAAATCTCCCGGATGGACGGCTATATTACAACATAGCCAAAAGAACAGTCACTCCGGCGCTTCGGAATAATTATGAGCTAACAAATGAAGCGGCTGAGCAGATTCAGAGCATTATTGATTCGGGGCTTGGCATCGGACTTAAGAGCGTCAAAGCGGAATTTCCAGAAAGTAGGATCAAGGGACTTATTGATAAAATGACAACTGAAGGAATATCTCTTGAAGATGCTCTTATATGGCTAGGAGAGCCCATTATCAACAACTCTGAGGCTTTTTTTGATGACTTTATTGATTCAAATGCAAAGTTCAGAACTGAGGCGGGACTTAAGGCAACCATAACAAGGATTGCAGAGGCAAATTGCTGTCCTTGGTGTGATTCTCTTGCCGGAACATATGAATATGGCTCGGCTCCTGATGATATATATAGGCGGCATCAGTATTGCAGATGCACAGTCACCTATCAAACAGGAAAAAAGTCTCAAAATGTTTGGAGCAAAAGCCAATGGGAAAGCTCACCTGAAGAGATTGACAGAAGGAAAACCATCGGACAAAAAAGCACTATATCAGCGGCGGAGCGCATCGAACAAGCGGCGCAGCTTTTTCGTGATGAAGTGATATCTGACTTCCAAAAAGAAACAGGCTATTCAAGGCGGAGCGCCGGAATAATCACAAGAAATAAAAATCCGGCTGAGGTTCTTAAGGAAGTCGAAAAAATAAAAGAGAGGCAAAGAGCACTAAGGAGGTAAGATGAGGGACGATAATCAAAATCCCTCTTATACCAATGTAGTGCTTACCAAAAAAACTAAATCATTTGGCGCAAAAGCGGTCAGGCTCTACTCTTTGACAGGTCAGAGCCTTATGACATGGCAGCAGAGACAGATTCGGGCAATCATGGCCATTGACAACAAAGGTCAATGGAGACATATGAATTATTGCATTGGATTGTCTAGGCGAAATGGAAAAGGAGAAGTCCTTGCCGCAAGAGAGATGTTCGGTCTTATCGTTCTTAAAGAGAAGATATGTCATACTGCTCATCGAACAACGACATCTCATGATGCTTTCAACAGGCTTTATAATCTTCTTATCAAAGCCGGATATCAGGAACATTCGAAAAAGAAGAAGAATATGCCTGAGCGGAGCTTTTATGCTTCAAAGCAGTATGGCCTTGAGCATATAGAGATTTCCGGGGGCGGTGTTATTGATTTCAGGACCAGAACGAATAACGGAGGTCTTGGAGAAGGATTTGACCTTCTTATTATCGATGAGGCTCAGGAATACACTTCAAAGCAAGAGTCAGCTCTTCTATATACAGTATCAGCAAGCAAGAATCCACAGACTATCATGGTCGGAACTCCGCCGACTGTCATATCAGGCGGAGATGTATTTGTAAGAATAAGAAATGCGGTTCTTAATAAAAAGGCTCCTGATACAGGATGGGCTGAATGGTCAACTCCGGAGATGATCGGAATTGATGAGCTTAATGATCCAAAGCTCTGGAAAAGATACAATCCATCATTCGGAAGGCTCCTGAAGGAGAGAAATATCCGAAATGAGATCTCAGGAGATACAGATGAGTTTGTTCTCGACTTTAACATCCAGAGGCTTGGCTTTTGGTGTACGTTTAATCAAAAGTCAGAATTTTCCGAAGGAGACTGGGATGAGCTCAAGCTGTCAAAGTTTCCTGAGCTTAAAGAGAAGCGCTATATCGGAATCAAATATGGAAAAGATGGTGTTAATGTAGCAATGAGCATTGCTTCAAGAACTAAGGACGGACATATATTTGTTGAATCAATTGCTTGTGAGTCGATAAGAGCCGGAAACGGCTGGATATTTGAATATTTATATAATCCAAAAATCTCAAAAATAGCTATTGACGGAGCAAGCGGCCAGAAGCTTCTCGCTGATCAGATGAAGGAACACGGAATCAAAAAGCCGCCGATTCTTCCAAAGGTCGGAGAAATCATTTCAGCAAATGCAATGTTTGAGCAAGCGGTCTTTTCTAAAGATATAGTCCATATGGGACAGGAGAGTCTTAAGGATGTTGTTACTAATTGCAAAAAAAGACTTATCGGATCTCAGGGAGGCTTTGGATATAGCTCTCTTGTTGATACTTATGATATTTCAATAATGGACAGTATGATCTTGGCTTTTTGGTTGTGCGCCACAACCAAAGAAGAAAGACCTAAACAATCTATCAGCTATTAAAAAGGACTTTAAATAGTCCTTTTTTAATACAAAAAAATCACGTTACTCAACGGTAAAAGAGGAGGATTTCACACAATGAGCGATTTCAAAATAATTGAGACACAGGAAGATTTTGACAAAGCAATTCAGTCAAGGCTCAAACAAAAGGACAGAGAGCTTGCTGATAAATACAAGGATTATTTATCTCCTGATGATGTGACGGCGCTGAAAGCCGACTATGATAAGCAGCTTGAGGATGCAAATAAGCTTGTTGAGGAAGCAAATAAAAAACTCTCGACTTTTGATGAAACTGTCTCAAATCTCACGCAGAGAGCAGAAACTGCTGAGAACAAGCTCTTGAAGAACAAAGTGGCATATGAGAATAAGCTTCCAATTGAGCTCTCAGATAGACTCATAGGCAGTACGGAAGAGGAGCTTAAGGCTGATGCTGAAAAGTTATCCGGCATATTAAAGCCGCAAGGACATGGAGCTCCGCCACTCTACACAGGAACACAGGCGGCCAAGTCTGGCAATTCATATGATGCTGGAATGGCTGAGGTATTAGCAAGCATCAATGCGCAATTTGCAAATCAATAAAGGAGGATATTATGGGCGATATTTTAACAAGAGGCAATCTTTTGCCACCAGTAGTCACAAACGAACTTTTTTCAAAAGTAAAAGGAAAATCATCTCTTGCAGTTCTCTCTGGAGCTGAGCCTATCCCTTTTAATGGCGAGACAGTTTTCACTTTCTCACTTGATAAAGAGGTTGACCTTGTAGGCGAGAACGCAGCCAAGTCAAACGGCGGCGGAACTGTTGCATCAATCCAGATGATTCCTGTTAAGGTTGAGTATGGAATGAGAGTCTCAGATGAATTCAGATATGGAGCTGATGAAATCAGACTTCAGTATCTGACTGCATTTGCTGACGGATTCGCAAAGAAAGTTGCAAGAGGAATCGATATCATGGCCTTCCATGGAATTAATCCAAGAACAGGCCTTACTGCTTCTGTTCTTAGCAATAAAAACTTCGATGATCTTGTAACTAATACAGTAGTATTCAATAGCTCAACTCCTGATGCCAACATCACAGATGCAATCGCTCTTATTGAAGCGGCTGAGTATGATGTGACAGGACTTGCAATGGCTCCGGCAATGAAGAACGCTCTTGCTCAGCTCAAGAAAGGTTCGA